CCAATTGGAGTATTATATGTGTCATAATAATCAATGGCCCAACCTGCTATCAATTTAGCTGTACTGGATTCAATATAGTGAGGATTCCATAAACTTCGAATTTTTTGTAAAAATTCCAAATTGGTGATTAATCCAATAATTATTTTGCGTTCAATCATAATTGTACGGTATAAACAACTTTATGTAATAAATTTATTAATCTGAATTAACGATTTTATCGTCTTCAATAAAAATCGTAAGAAGTAGCCCGGTTACTTGAAATATGGACTATTCTCGAATTTAAAAATATTTGGTCCACAGTCTTGTAAGATTCTACTCGGCAACCTGTCATCCTCCAATTTATTAGCCAATTCTTGTAGGTTTAAATTCGAAGTATAAATAGTTGGTAGCATTTCGTCATATCGGTACGAAATTATTAAGTACAAGACCTGGTACGACCAGTCGGTCATTTTTTCCGCACCGAAATCGTCCAATACTAAAAGCTTACATTTTTGGTATTGTTCAATTATCGAACTTTCGTTATGTAAATTGGTGCGCAAGTGAGACAATAAAGTTGGAATATTTATGTACTCAAATGAATAATTTAACCGGTTAATAAATTGGTATTTATGCCAACGTAATAATTTTCGCACTGCCTCAACCGACTTCCCGGTTCGAGCACCACCAAATAAATAAGCACTTCCTACATTTTCTTCATTCACTTTGAAATCAGATAAAAAAGTGGATATGCGTAACGGTACTTTTTTAAGTACTTCGGGAGACTTCTCAGTATCCCACAACGAGCTTCTGTTCATATTTTGCGTAGTCTATACTTGTTCCTATTGTGTTACCTATTTTTTTTGTTTCGGTTCTATATTCACCTAACATTTGACTTGCATCGTTCAACCAGCCTAAATTATTTAACCAACTCGACGGGTGTGGTATAAATTTGGGATTTTGCCATTGTCCTGAGTCTTTTTGTTCTTTAATTGCAATGTAAATTTGTTTCCATGTGGGAGCATCTTTTTTAGTGGTTAATTTATTCCAAGTGGTCAGGGCGTACCCTTTATTCACTTTTTTTGGGTATAATTTCCAAAATAAATCAAAGTGATTGTTTCTGATTTTTTTGTCTGCTCCGCACGAAATTGATTTATTTATTTTTGATTTATTTTTATTATTAATATTATTAGAGGCCGATTTCCCAGCTCTGGGAAAGCCAGCTATGGGAAATCCGGTTATGGTTTTTCCTTCGGTACTTTCATTAAAACAAATAACTTCCATATTTTGCTTTTTTAAGAAATCAATTTGTTCTGTTATATCGAACTTATTAGGTGAATCAGTATAAGCCCAAAAACTACCTTTCCATTTCTTACTCTCGTGGTCTCGGTATTTAATGCGTTTCAGATAACCGAGAGTTTCCAATTCGCGTAATGCTCCCTGAATACTGTCTTTTTTTTCGAGCATCATTTGCTTTAGTGAATCAATATACGAGGTCCAACCGGTTTGATTTGATAGTAAAATACTTATTATTGTCTTCGCTTTTGCGCTGATTAAAGGGTTACGCAAAATATCGGTAGGGACAATACTAAATGATTTGTTTTTACTCGCGTTTATAGCATCGGGTATTCTTATAGTTTGCATAAGTTTTCAAATTTTAGAATAAAAAAAGGGCGGAATGTCTCAGTGGAGCAAATCACTTCAACAAACGCCCTTATACTTAATAACAACCAAAAAATAAGGCTTACATTTGCTCGTATAGGCCTTATTTCAACTATTGACTGCAAAGATAGGGCAATTTTTCGAAATAAAAAAATATACATATTTACAAAATGTTATGAAAATTTTATACTAATTGTTTAACAAGGTATTTGGCTTCTTCTTCACTGAGACCGCCAGGGTCGCCGGTTATATCAACTCGAAAGGAATCTACTCCTCTAAACCTCAAATCAGCAACCAATTTATTCGCCTGAGTAATAGCTTGGGACTCTCCACCATCGAATAAAACGGGCACTCGTTTAAATAAACTTGCAAGCAAACGTACTTGATATATAGTGTATTTAATACCTGATACTGCGGCCGAGTTAACTCCCATTCTCCAGACATCCGTAGGTCCTTCGACGCAAATACCGGTACTACCCCACTTATCGGATCTACCATACAATATATGTTTATGTGGTATTATTTCCCGGGCTTCTTCACAAGCCATATACTTATTTTTAGCTCGATTAGTAATGTCACGACTATCAAATGATACAATCTGTCCATCCCAAGTAAATGGTATCAGAATCCGGTGTTTATAATCAATTTTACCTACTTTGGCATAAACCCCCGTTCCCGTAATATTCCATTCTTGTATTAACTTGTCTGGGTCGAAATTTCGCTGTTCTAAATAGCTACGATGGTTCTTTTGTAATATCATACTTTCAGGTAACTTAAAAATCTTTTTGCCGATTTTTTTAACGGTTTCAATTCGAATAGTACTACCATAGGTATGTATTACTTTCATTGCTTCACCAAACGAAATTGTCAATAAAGTTGCAATAACTTTAGGCGGATAATGACCACCGCACCTCCAACAAACATACCGGTCCAAAATGGTATCATAGCCCAAGTGGTAACCGGGATTACCGGTGCAGAAAGGACAGGGAACCTGCACCCAACCGGGTCGACAATGTTTATGCCCTTCGGTCACATAGTGCACATTATAATCTTTATATAACGAAATAATATCCATATTGTTATTTTTTAGATATTAAACGAAAAATAAATCCGCAAACCCAACCAATTAAAAAGGAGTACTGGTAGTAGTTTATCGAAAGTATATTACATATTAGTATACTTATTACCATAATTAAAATTACGATAAATAATGCAATAAAATATTTTTTCATAATTAGTCAAGTATTGAATTGATAAGACTCATTTTTTTATTTAGTACCTTAATAACGGTTTCCATAATAGTGTTGGCTGCAACGAATTGATATACGGTTACGGTATTCTTTTGTCCGATTCTATGTGCACGGTCGATAGCTTGCGCTAAAATGCCCGGTTTCCAAGGGTATTCAAGTATAGCAACATTTGACGCAGCCGTCAAAGTGATACCGACACCAGCAGCTTCCATATTACCAAAAAATAATTTAATATTTGAATCTTTTTGGAACGAATCAACCGCCAGTTGCCGATTCCTTGCAGAAACCGAACCGTCAATTTTAACCGATATTTTTTTGTACTTCAAATATAATCTGTCCAAAATTTCTTTATGAATACCAAATACAATTAATTTTTCACCGGTTTCGATAAAATCGTCAATCCAGATGCAAATGTCGTCAAGTATACCCAAAATAGCCAATTGTTTCAATAGTTCAATTTTTGCAAGTATATTGGCTTTATTCAGAATAATACTTGTTTTTAGCTCAGATACTTTACCGGTGTCGATAGCAGACCCGATTTCAAGTGCAAACATAGCTTTAATAGCTTCGTCGATTTTTGCACCAAATTTTTCTGTAACGTAACTAATAAAATCGTTTTCAATTCGGCTGTATTCTTTTTTATTCGATAGTTCCAAATAAATTGATTTGATTATTTTGTAGGGCAGTTCGGTTAATACTTCAGATTTTTTACGACGCAGCATAACGAATGTCTTCAAATAATCGTTCAACTCAGACATATTGGATGCACCATTAAAATTCATGCCGAAACCATTGTTTTTAGGGTCGCAATAACGCATATAAAAGGACCATTCAACCGGGAATAATACCGGGTTAATCATTTTCAATGGTACCCACAATTCACGCGGTCTATTTTCGATGGGAGTACCACTTAATCCAATAATATGTTCTGCTTTTTTCGATAGCTCAAACGCAGCGCGAGTACGGTGTATAGGCTTTTTAGTGGTACCTAAGGTCTTTACATAATGTACTTCATCGAACACTATTAAATCCCACTCTACTTTAAGTAGTTCTTTACTCCAATATTGTAAAATAGTGTAATTAATAATACTGATGCGTTCGGTTATTTCTTCAGGCGTTTGACTTGTTAATATTACCGATTTTTTACTTGACCAGTAGAGTAGTTCTCGTTGCCAATTAAGTTTAAGAGTAGTAGGGCATACAATTAATACTCGTTTAAACTCAGGGTGTAGACTCAAATATCCGATTACCTGTACCGTTTTTCCTAAGCCCATTTCGTCCGCTAATAATAATCGACCTTGGTAGGCTTCAATGGTAGCTATACCTTTGTATTGATAGGGGTATATTGTATGGTTCAGATATACCCGACCATTACTAATTAATCTTTGATTTGAGTACTCATTATTTGCCCACTCTCGTAAAGACTCACCTAAAATAAATTTTAATCGTTGCACAATAAATGCATAAACCAATACGCCCGGTAAATACCACTTTTTTTCTTTTTTCAGATAATACGAACCGAGGATGCCCTTAATTGCATTTATAAGGTCTTTGTCGAAAGGTACCGTTAATTCGATTACCGGTTTATTCGCTCGGTATCTGAGTTGAGCTGTTTTCGGAATTGTTTTTAACATCAGAATATTTTTTAAGTATACGTACCACTTCTTCTTCTTTTTGGTCGCGTGGTTCAATAACAACTTTACATTCACCACCACTGATTTTACCACCTGAGCTTTTTACTGAAGTTCCAAGCTCGGTAAATAATGCACTAAGGTACTCAACCGGTACCATAATAATAATTTTCAACATATTCGGTTTTTTTAAAGGTTTTTCTATTTTTTTGTACTTTCTGCACAGATTCTATAAATATTGAAGCCTCAAACATGCGGGACTTCAATAAATGTGTAGACTTTATCTTTTTACCATGACTGGTATAATACTGATACTCCAATAATTTATCGACAATAGGTTCGTTATTCAGAACTTTAGTATAGATACTACTTTTTAAATATGCACCGACACCTAAATTGAATACGAAGCAAGCCAAAGATAATTTTTTTTGATGACTTATTGTAGGATGCTTTTTAGATATGAATTTAATACATGCGTTAAAATCTGATTTTAGCAAGCTGTCCGCGACTTTCTCCGTTATGATGGTAAAATATTCATTCGGTTTTAATTTATGCCCGTAGCCGATTGTTTCCGCATTACTCGGACATAAATATCGTTCGAGCTTTAAAGATTCTGATTTTTTTAAATGCTGAATACATCGTTCATATATCGACGCATGTGAGTAAAAAGGAATCAGTACTAAAAAAATAATTAATTTTTTCATGGTTTAAAGATTGAATACAAAAGGTCGTTACCACTATTCGAAGTAACGACCTATATTTAAGTTAACTATTTGGAAATTTTGCGCCCTAAAATATCGTTGAGGCCTCGACCTGAACTTATTTTTATCAAAGGTTCTTTTTTTCCATTCTGCACATTCTCGTAGTTTTCTTTTTTATAGTACTCTACTGCAACTACTTGAGCTGATAAAATAGCGGTTACTTTAGCTACTTTATGTGAATCACGGGTAGCATATACTGCACCAATTTCGGGTGTTTGCATAAAACAAAATTTAAAGGTTTATTATAATTGACTTAATACTTACTAATTGCTCGTAGGAGCATTTATTCCAATTGAAATCTTTTAGTTCTTTTTGCATTCTGATAGTTTGCATAGCTCGAGTAAAAGACTGAGTACTATCATACGCGGTGCCATTTGTATAGTCGGAACATTCTGCACCGGTTTCACGATTAAATTTGATATAAGGACCACCACCTTTGGTATTACCGGTAGTATAGAAATATTTCTTACCTATTTTGGTCACTTTTTCAACAGATTGAACTCCGTGATAGCTCACTATAATCACTAATTGACCTACTTTAATATTCAGCATATTATTCTATTTTTTAAGTTTGCATTGTTTAGGGGTCTGCTCAAAGCTTCGTTTTAAGAACATTGGTTCTGCGTCAATTTTAATTATTACAGAATCGTGAACCGGTATAAAAACATCGTTCCTTAACTCACCAAATTTTCGTATATTATCACGAGTAGTGTTCAACCATTTATTCGGTATTCCCCAACCACTGGTAATAAAGCAGGTAAAAAGAGTGGTCAAAGGAATCTGATGTTTAGGCCCAATTAATAAAGCTGCTTGGCTAAATAAGTCAGTAAATTGTCGGGTATTGTCATTTTTTATAACAATAAAGCCTCCGTAGAGGCCTTTATAAATTCCTGGTTTCATTTTTAATTAATGGTATTAAGTACAATTTCTGATTTTAAAGCTACCAAAGCTTCGTCTTTTGATTCTCCCAATGGTTTCGAATCTACAGACCAAGTAACCCTACCTGAGGATAGGGACACCTGCTTCACAACAAACCACAGCCAGCATTTTTTATACCAAAGTCTTTGAATAAACGCGTATATTTCACCATTGAAGCATACACGATGCACTGCGGTTGAGGACAATTCATTATGTCCGTGAATGAATAGTTGCATGGTTCTAAATTTTATCAGGTTTGAGAAGGAAGCCGGTACCGCGTTTATTCAACGAATAAGTATATGCATACCATTGACCATTTACATTTCTACCGATAGCTGAAACGAATTTTAAACCGGTTTCGGTCTGTATAGCCATACCAGCTTTACCGGCATGTATTCGAATATTTTTTAAATCTGAAGTATTCATAATTTACTTAAGTATTAATGCAGTTTGATAAATAGAACGACGTTCCCTATTTTTTTTCGGTGTACCATCTTTTTTCAATATTACACCATAATAGGTAATCACTGGTATATGGTTCGAATTAATCCTGGAACCATATATTAAGTCGATTTCAATTGAACCACTTGAATCTGTAGCAATCTGCCCTATTTTTAAAGTTGCATTGCTTTGTACATATTCTTTAATTAATTTTTTTTCTTCAATTTTTAATTTAGCTTGTAAATCAGCTAATTTAATAAAATAATCTTGCTCTGTCATAGTCTTTTTTTATTTTTTTAAAAAGAACCTACCCCTAAAAGTAGGTCCCTTTTTGATTAATTACTTTACGTCTGTGAAAATCACCCTCCAAGCATCAGCAATAGGTTCTTGGTTTTCGTCGGTGCATTGGAAAAATTCAGCATCTACCTGTACACCCAACTCGGACAATTCTTTTAACCAACCTGCAACCAATTTAGCTGCTCTGTTAATCGGTACAAAATTGAACTCGGTCCAAATATAAATACCCTCGGAAAAATTGGTGTCCATAATTTCGAACTCTTGGTTCTGTTTGCTTTCTAAGAAAGCTTGCACTAATAAATGTGATGTGCCATTAAATTTAATCATTGTCGTAAAAAATTTAGTTGTTATTAAATCGAACCAAAGATAAGGAACAAATACAATTCAGTCCAAACCTTTTTAAAGAAAAGTTTAACATTCAGTAAAATTAATTAGTATAGTAGTAAAAATCAACCAAATACAAATACTATAATTTAGACAAAAAAATCTAAATGAGTACCAAGTATATTGTTTAGTAATAAATAATACCATAATTTTGAATCAAAAATAAATGAAAATGGAACGCAAAAAGAAACCGCTAAAAGAAATTATTCATAATAGGCAGTATAAATTGTCGGAGTTAGAATATATATTAACTAACAAAATGAAGAACTTTGCACATGAATATATATTAGATTGGAATGCAAGGCGGGCATATCTGACCGCCTATCCTCATGTGACGAAAGGAAGTGCAGGTGTGCGTGGGCATCAACTAAGTAAAGACCCGCGTGTTATTCAGTATCTAAATTACATTAAACGAGACTACGAAAAAATATGTGGGGTGTCTAAAATGCGGCAAATTATGGAGTATACAAAAATCGCCTACTCAAGCATCGCACATTTACACGATGACTGGATTACTTTAAAGGATTTCGATAAGTTGACCGAAAAACAAAAGGAAGCTATTGAAAGCATTGAAACCAAAACAGAAGTAATTATTGCTAATAAGGAGCCGGTCGAGGTCAAATATGTAAAGATTAAGTTATACAGTAAAATCGACGCCTTGGACCGAATAAATAAGTTAATGGGATACAATGAACCCGACCAACTCGACATAACGAATCTGAGCACGGGAATCAATTCAGCTAAATTAACTCCTGAAGAACGACAGGTCCTTCTGCAAATATCACGCAAACATGATTACCAACAATAAAGAACTTGAAAGCTTATTAATTGAAGTCGAAAGGGAGGCGTGCTTGTCATCCTTTTACGAATTTTTCTTGTCTTTTTGGGAAGTGGTTGTGCACGAAGAATTAAGTGATAATTGGCATATTAAGTATTTGTGCGACGAACTGCAATATATAGTACCATTTATAGTCGGTCGAAAAAAGAAACCCTATGACTTGGTAATTAATGTACCTCCCGGGTCGACCAAAACCACAATAGTTTTACAAATGTTCCCCGCCTGGTTGTGGGCGGTCGACCCTACTTTGCGCGTAATAAGTAGCTCACATAGTAGCTCCCTATCTATTGACTCAGCCATGAAGACCCGGGATATTTTATTAAGTAGTAAGTATAAGAAATTATTCCCGGAAGTCAAATTACGAATTGATAAGTCAGCGAAGACCAGTTACGAAAATACCAAAGGTGGGACCCGGGACGTAACCTCAACCGGTAGTGCTATCACCGGTCGACATGCACATATTAAATTAATGGACGATTTACAGGAAATATCACAAGCAGCTTCCGAACCGCACCGACAAAAAGCAATTGAACATATGAAGACCTTATTCACTCGTGAGGTTGAGAAAGGAAATAGTGTGAACGTATTAATAATGCAAAGACTCCACGAACTCGATTGTACCGCTTATATGTTGCAATTAGGACGCAGAAGGAAAGTCAAGCATATTTGTCTACCGGCTACAGAATCGGACCGAATAAACCCACCTGAGTTGCGTAAATTCTATTTAGATGGATTACTCGACGTGAACAGAATGCGTAGTGATATTTTAGCCGATAAAAGGGAGGAGTTAGGTGTATATGGATATGCCGCACAATTCGACCAAAATCCTACCCCTCCTGAGGGTGGTATAATTAAACGAAATTGGTTTAAGATATTACCAAAAGAATTATTTTTGCATGAAGGAGAATCCCCAATGTTTTTTGGCGATACCGCGTACGAACGAAAAAAGAAACTCGACAAGAAAGGTGAGGCTAAAAATGACCCGACCGGGCTGCTGACCTGTATAATGCAACGCGGTATAGTTTATGTCCTTGACTATCGGGAGGTATGGTTACCTTTGCCGCAGCTTTGCGAATTTATACCGGTATACATGCGGACTTATGGTTATAATCATAATAGAAGTATTATGTACATCGAACCTAAAAGTAGTGGGACTTCAACCATTCAGACTTTGCAGCAATTCACTAAAATGAATATAGCTCCAATTTCAAGTGATAATTTTGGTCATAAAGATAGTAAGGAGACCGAATTAAGTAACGCGGCGGCAAGTATTGAAGCCGGTCGCTTTATTCTTCTTCAAGGAGTATGGAATGAGTTGTTCTTGGACCGGGTTTGTGGGTTCCCGCGTGCAGCTCACGACGAAGCTGTCGACCTATTATGCTACGCGCGTAAATATTACTTGAATGGTGCAGACAATAAAGTAGTGGGGGAAATTTATAACCAGTTATCAAAATTATTTCAATAGATGTAATTTGCTGGTTTCAAAATAATATATTAATTTTATGTTTTTATTATTTAATTAAATATTAAGTGTTATGCAAAAATTTAAAAGTGGTGACAAGGTGTATTATCAAAGTACACCGGTTGAAGTCGTGGCAGCAAAAAAAGACTTCAAAACAAATAAATGCACTTACGTTATTCAGGTTACCGGCGGTACAAAGCTCGTAAACGAAGCTGAATTGTTGAGCTACGACGAGTTTATGGAAGTGGTTCGCAATGGTGAGGACGAACTGGATAATATGTTGACCAAATTAACCAAAGATGGTGCAGCAAAAGACGATTTCCCGACCGAGTTGGATACTTACGAACTTACCGGTGAAGAGGACGAAGAAGAAGAAGAGGAGGAGGAAGCCCTCAACAAACCACAGCTAAGTACTGACCCTGCTAACGATGCATTGACACCGGTGCGCCGTAGAGGAGGTAAGTAATAAGTACCGAACAAAAGGAGGGTTCAAATCCTCCTTTATTCATTTAAAAAATAATACAAATGACAACAGAAAAATTAGCAGAAATATTAACTAAGGCCCCGGCTGATATTATAAAAGCATTGGAAACATCAGACTCTATAGTTCCAAAGTGGTCTGATTTGGTCAAACAATACGACCCGATGCAACATAATATATTTGACGAGGCAAAATACCCGAGTAAACCGAATGAAACCGGTTCCGACGATTTCAAACGCACTCCTTTAGCTTTGCAGAAACTCGCAGTTAATCGGATAGCTCAAGCTATGTTTGCTACACCGGTTGAACGAATATATACCTACGACAAGACTAATGAAGAACAACAAATGGTGGTATCTTTGATTGAACAAATCTACCGAGTTGATAACAAAATTGATTCCAAAAATATTGAACGCGCAAAAAGATTAAACGCCTCTTGTCAGGTTGCTACAATTTGGTTTGCTAAACAGATTGACGAACCGTTTATTTTCGATAAATTAACCACCAAATTACAATTGCTGCACAAGACTTACTCAGAAATGGAAGGTTATCAGATTACCGTTAAAAATGATGAGTACGATGAGTTGTTAGCACTCGCCCTTTCGTATAAGGACGCAGACAAGGTCGAATACTTTGACCTATATACTAAAAATCCTTTGCAGTTCAACCGATTTGTGAAAACAACCGACTGGACCATAGCGGAAGGCTATCCGCAGAAACTCGAAGTATTCCCGGTGGTATATAGTGCAATTTCCGAACCGGTTTGGGGCGGTGACCATGGTACTGCATTGGTTGAGCAATTGGAGGAAATGGAGTCGTTTCAGGGACTTTACATAAAACGCAACTCACTACCGACATTTATCTTGGATTATGGCGAAATCGGTACCGGTGCCATATCAACTGCGGTTACTGAAAAATCTACAGACTCACGAAAAATAGTTAATGTAGGTAAAGGTGGTAGTATGACTGACGTAACTTGGGAGGGTGCAGGTGAAGCAATAAGTAGTAGGTATAGCAGACTTCGAAACTCTTATTTTGAGCAGGTACAAATGCCCGATATTAGTTTTGCTAATTTAATCAATTCAAATACCAGTGCAGACAATAAGGAATTGCTATTTTCCGATGCAAAAGCGAAAGCTCGGGACTTAGGTGGTGAATGGGAGTCCCTTTTTTACTCAGAACTGGTTATTGTTAAGAAATTTTTGGCTACTATGTTCCCTGCGTTGAAGGCTACACTGGAGCTAATTACCATACGCAGTCAGATAAAACCATACTCGGTTAAAAATAAGGTTGATACCGCCCAATATGTTGCGACCGCCGGTGCCAATATGAGTCTCGAAACCAAAGTACGCGTATTGAATGAAGTGGACGATGTTGCATTGGAAGTTGAAACCATTCAAAATGAACAAAAAGCCGCCGCTAACTCATTAATGTAAAATTATGCCATCACAAAGTAATTTTGATGCTCAACATGCTGCAAATAATACCGGATATAGTGCGCGTATAGCCAAGGCGTACTACTCCGCTATTACTAAGTCCATGAACTTAAAGTCTGAGTTATCACTTGACAAGAATAGTAATTTATTCCTTCGAAATAACCCGAAAGTCAACAAAAGTATCGACGAAATAATAGACCAACTGTATGGTGATGTTTTAGGGGTTACGGTTGAAGGTATTACGTCTGAGTGGGACCTGGCGGTTGAAAAAAATAACGAATTAGTCAAAACTATTTATGGTGACCAACTAAATGATATACCAAAAGAGTTGCGTAATCAATATTTGAGTAATAACCACGATGCGTTGAAAGCTTTTATTAGTCGTAAAGATTCAAAGGGATTAGGATTAAGTGATAAAGTATGGAATAATACCAGCCAATTTAAAACCGAGTTGGAGTTGGCACTCGAGACCGGAATAGGTTCGGGACAGGCTGCGTCGACCATGGCGCGTAATATGAAACAGTATTTACAGAATCCTGACGCATTATTCCGTCGTGTCCGCAACGCAAATGGTGAATTAAGACTTTCACAGGCTGCTAAAGTTTATCACCCGGGACAAGGCGTATATCGAAGTTCATATAAAAATGCATTGCGGTTAGCTCGAAATGAAATCAATTTTAGTTATGAACAGAGTCAACAAGAAAAACGAAAGCAGCAACCTTTTATAGTAGGTGTCGAAATAAGGGTCAGTCCTCAACATAGAACTGAAGACGATAAAGGCGGTATTTCTTGTCAGAGTTTGCAGGGCAAGTACCCTAAGGATTTTGATTTCAGTAGTAAATGGCATGTGAATTGTAAATGTATGTCTTTGAATATACTGAAGACCGCCGAAGAACTCGACGCGGATATTGATTTAATATTGTCAGGTGGTGCCCCTACTTCAAACTCGGTCAACGAAGTTGAAGTCATGCCCGAAAATTATAAACAATACCTCACTACCAATTCTGATAAATGGAAAAATTGGACTAATCAACCGCGTTTTATTGCATCGAATAACAATTTGATGCAAAGACAACCAGCTCCGAAGGTTGAACCTGCACCGGTAGAAATTGCACCTAAAAAAGAAACGAAGAAGGTACCCAAGCCTAAAAAAGAAACTAAAAAAGAAATCAATACCGAAGTAGAACCGATTAAAAAAATTGATTCGGAGGACTATCCCCAACTAAAAGGCAAGGAGGCTACCGAATTTTACGCTAAGGAGAACATCCGCGTTACTAAAACCTTAAATCCCGCCGAACAAAAAGTTCTTCAGGACTATAATAAAGGGACTACCAACATAAAGCGTAAATATGTATCTGACGAAATTGATAATTATATAGCGAAGAGTGGTGAAGGTTATAATTTTCGGGAACGCCCAATTATGGAGGCTAAAATTAAAGCACTCGACGCGGTTATTGAAAAAGGAGCTCCAAAACAAAATATAACGTTGCATGGAAATATAGACGGCGACTTTGCACAACAATTAATGAATAAACAAGTAGGTGAGGTTTATACTAATTATGGATATACTCGTGGTAAATTAACTCCGACCTCTGGAGGTAGTGGGATTAAAATTGAAATGTTGGTCAATAAAAATGCTAAAGTAGCTAATTTAGGTAATAAAGAACAAGAATATTTACTTGGACGCAATAGTAATTTTGTAGTGCGTTCAGTGAATAAAGAAACGAATACTTTAGTTGTTGAAGTATTTGACGAAGTACCACCAAAACCAGGAGGAGGATTTCGTTTTCAATCAGCTGAAAAATTAACCGCTGAATTAAAAACTTTATACCCTGGATGTGATATTAATATAAGTAAGTCAATGGATAAGTATTACCATAACGTATTAGGTGATTTTGACATGCCTACATTGGTAAAAGAAATAAATTCAACCTTTACTGATGTAGGGATTCCAAAGGTGGGTACTATTACTTTAAATGGTTCAGCTAACGGGGTAAATTTTACAGTAGGTGGTAATGTTAAAAAATCTGAATATTTGATACGTCGAGCTTTTACTTTAGATTCCAATAATGAACGACAGGTAGCTCACTCATTATTCACTATTAGTGATGACTTACAAGGTAAAGACTTATCAAAAAAAGTATTTAAAAGCTTGTATAAGCAATATAAAACAGCTAAGGTGCAAAAAATTAAAGTGCACGCAAATATTGATGTGGGAGGGTATGCGTGGGCTAAATACGGGTTCAGTCAAACAATGGAGGAAGCTCAGGACTTTATTTCGAGTAGATTTAAAGGTCTTCAAAAAACAAAGGCACTCGATATATTTACCACATATAAAAGAAGTAATAGTGGTAAAACGCACTTTCCTATGAATTTATTAGCTGAACATCCAGATTTAAAAAAATCATTACTCGGGTCTGATTGGTATGGTGAATTATTACTAAAAGACCCTTTACAACGCAATTATTTCGAAAAATACATGGGATTCACCGATTAATACATAATAACAATGACCAAAGATTATAAAGAAGAACTAACGACTAAAATGCACGCAGAATTTACGGTTAGTAAAGAAACCGAAATCAAACACAAAGCTTTCACCGTACTTACATTATCGGGAGTAAAAGAAGTGCAGACAATAAAATATTGGTGTGAGGTCTACCAAATACCGATTAGGACCGTAATGCGCTTTTTGCCGGAATTTAGAGTTGTTTCAGAAATGAAATGACCATTTACTCTATAAACATAAAAAAAGCCCCGTGAGGAGCTTGTTTGGAGTAAATTTCGGTATTATAATCGAACAATAAAGAAACGATTCCCACTTTTAATAATTTTGGTTGCTTCGTTCAGAGTCTTTTTATCAGAAAACGCGGTGTTGATTTTTGCATACGCGCGTGGTTTTCCTAATCGGTTGGTCAGACAATTATAGTCCCCGACAGGTAGAGTGCATTTTTTGAATGTAGGTTGCATGGTATTAAATTTTATCTGATTAATAAAAAAGGTCCCGGAGGACCTTTTATTTTTTGGTTTAATTAATTGGTGCGTTTATAATATGCAAAACCCATACGATTATAATAGGAAATGGACCAACCGCGTTGCAATGCAGTGCGACATAAACCACCACATCCTAATTGAAATTTGATGGTTCTCATTATCACCCTTATTTTAAGTTTAGGCATTTGTTCAGATATAGTGTCAATTAAATCCTCCACGCATACATCAGTATTGAGTGGTAGATTATTTTCAATAAGTGCAATAACTTCAGGAGAATGTAAAGTGTCGAGTGCTTTTTTGATTTGATTGTAAGTTGTTTTCATAAGTCAAAATTTTTAGTTGTTATTAATGCACCAAAGATAGCGCACTAATATAATTCAGTCCAAACATTTTTAAAGAAAAGTTTAAAAAATTTTTAACATTTTTTTAAAAAGTTCATAAGTACCTGAAACTTAAGTAAATAAAATTTGCTATATTATACTACTTCGTAGTATAATTAGTATTGACTCATTGCTAATTAGTATTACTTGACTAAATATACCTAATTTTACGGTAGTAATCAAAAAAGAAAACACCATGTTTGAAAAAATCTTACAAAAAATTAAATCCCAAAAAGGGGATAAGTCGAATGTTTCGGACCGCACTTTGACAGATGTTGCACGAAGCCTGGAATCAGTAATAACCGACGATGCTGCACTGGAAAAATTTGATTTTACGCCAATGCTTGCGTCGATTGACGGTAATATTAACCATCACACCGCCACTGCAATTAAAGCAGTAAAAGAAACCACGCCGCCTGCGAATAATCAGAATACGCCTCCAACACCACCGACTACGCCAAATGATATGCCCGACTGGGCAAAACAGTTACTCGAACAAAACAAGCAGCTTAACGCAGCGATGCAAGTTTTACAAGGTAACAAAATTAACGATATTCGCTTAGCTCAGGTACAAAAAGTATTGGGTCAAGCTCCTAAGTGGTATTCTGATACAGTTACGACTTCGTTTAGTAAAATGAAATTTGAAACCGACGAAGAGTTTGCAGAATATACGCAAGTATTGAAAACGCAAACCGACGCAACTATTCAGGCTGTAAAGGAATCAGGGATTGTAATGACCCCTCCCGGTGGTGCAGCTTTACCGCCTTCACCGGATGCAATTAGTCCAATGTTTCAAAAAGCTTTGGACGCAACTGCACCAAGTATCCCAAGTAAATAATTTTAATTTAAACTACACATGAAGGAAATTTCAGTGACCAAAGATGTGAACGTAAAAATCAATATAATTAATATTGAACGTTCACGTGACATTCCCGGAGGAGCTTCCATAAAACTATCCACCTTAGTAAATGGTGGTGTGGTTCAACAAGGAACGCCTTTATCTGCTCCCACTGCGGGTATTCGCTCAGTATGTAAGCAAGCGGTTATTAAAACCGGTTCGACGACTACTGCAGTTAAAGTACCAACCGGTGAACATCATTTTAAAGTAGGTGATTTTATCGGAGTAAAAGAAGCCGGCAAAGCTTATGCAATAACCGGTATAACTACTGACGGTACTCTCGACACTCTAACCGTAGGTACTGCCATCGACGCAGTAACTGTAGGTGCTTTTATTTATGAAATGGCAGCCGAAGCCGCAAGTAATACCTCCGCATTCAAAAATGTACCGGTATGCGTTGCAGCCACTGCGTTTACTGTAGACCAAAGCAAAGTCCTTGAAGCAATACCGGCTATCGTAGCCTGTAGTATCAGAAGTGGTGTTATTGGTTCAGCTTATTTGGCTGTACTTAAAAACATCGACGAAGTAAGTTATTAATCGAATAATAAAACATAACTATGCAAAGACCATTAAAATTAGCATCAGGTATTGGCCAAGCCGAAATGGATGCTATATTGAAAAAGTTTCCTGCACCGGTAATGAATTGGAAACCGTATTTCCCAACAATTCAGGTATTTGGTGACTCATGGAAAACCTTAACTAACCAAAGTTCAGCAGTAAACGTAGCCGCGGATTCTGTAGCTTTGGGTTCTTCTGCTCCGATTAAATCCCGTCAAGGGGTTGAAACCATAAGTGGTGGTTTTGGAGTATTTAAAACCGGTCGTATTAAAGACGAACGCGAAATTGAATACTACTTGCAGTTGCAGAACAAAAGTTCACAATTTACATCACCTGACCAATGGAATCAAATCCTTAATTGGATTTTGGACGATGTTCAATTTGTACGAACTGCCGCGTTAGCGCAAGCTAATTATTTATCGTGGGCTTTATTATCATCTGCTTGTAATTTGGGTATAGTAGCAGGTAATTCTCCTTATTTAGCCGGTTTAAAGAACTTATCGTACCCGATAGCTGCTTGGCAGAAAAATAATGTTGCGACCAGTTGGGACAATGCAGCTTCTTTAATTATTGACGACATCGAGTCGGTAGTTGAGACCGCTAAAACCTATGGTAAAATTTTGACTAAAATCAAAATCAACCGTACTTGGTTTAAACATGTTCAGAATAATACGCAGGTGCAAAAATTATGTGCTACGTATATTCAGAATGCGTTGAACTTGCAAGGAGTACCGACTATAGCTGTAGTTAATAACATGTTGCAAACCTATTTTGATAATAGTATGTTGCAATTTGAAGTTATTGACGAGTTGGTAAGTCGTGAAGACTTCGACGGTTCAATTGTGACAAGTAATCCTTTTGCCGATGGTGTTGCAGTATTCACTACTACTTCACGGGTTGGTTCGTTCCAATATTCTATGTTGACTTCAGTACCGGGAACTATTACCAGTGCCGAAGACTTCTACAGAATTGAACGTTTGTACCAGTCTGACCCTGACTTGGAAAAAACTTTGGTTAAATTCCAAGGTATGCCGGTTATTGATACCTACGCCGATAACTTCTACCTAAAAGTTAACGCAGTAGCGTGGTAATATGAATATAGCGGCAGCTTTACTTAGCTTAACCCCTTATCCGGTTCCTGAGAATACGATAGCTCGTATTCTTTTGGACCGTGATTTGATTGACTCAGCTGATTATACGAAAGCAATAAGCATAACCCAAGAGTTCGAGTTAGCACAAGCTGATTTGTATATATGGGTAGCTACTGCACATAATTTCAGTGAACAAGAGGTATCGTTCAATTTAGGGGTAGGTATTAAAGAAGAGTTGATAGCTAAAGGAAATGCTATTTACGCCAAGTATGGTGACTCAAAGTTGAATGTTCGAACCTTCGGTTATACCGGTGAAAATTATGGTTAGAAATGGGTTTATTAAGTATGGTAGCGAGGTACCGGGAGGCTTTACCACCGATGGTGATATAAAAGCGCCGGTACTTTCGTTTTCCTTAGACGTCCCGGTTAATTTAAAAGTAATTAACCATAATTATACGAAAGTGAATAACGACCAGTACTTAACGCAAAAATACCACATTATGGTAGATTTCGTTGATTCCCCTACTTTAGATTTCACCACTATTAAATCGGTGCAAATTACTAATACGGCTGGTATTGACGTAGGAATCTTTCAAATACAAGAAATCAGAGTATTAACTTTAAGTAAGCGAATAAAAATAATAGTATGAGTTTACAGCTTCGAAATAAAGATGTTATAACTAATTACTTGCGGTTAATGTTCCCGCGGATTGAAGCCGCGTTAATATACCGACTTGAAGCTTATGTGGCTGAGTTGCAAAATCACGCAAAGTTGAGTGCAGAATATGAGGACCAAACTTCAAATCTAAAAAGCTCCATTGGTGGTGTTGTTTTAAAGAATGGCAAACCAATTAGTTACGCAGGTTTTGAAGGTAATGGTATTGATGGACCAACCACAGGAACAGCTTTTATTAATAGCTTACTTTCGAACTATCCCAAGGGGTATGTGATTATTTTGGTAGCTGGTATGGAATATGCAACTTATGTTGAAAATTACCATAACTTGAATGTACTGAAGAAAACCGAACTTAAAATGCAACAAGACTTGCCTGGAATTTTGGATAATCTAAAACGAAAAATAAATGGAACGGTATAGTACTTTGCTGACTTATATTTGGAATCTAACCAAGACCGAAATACAATCGGAAATTACCGGTAATGTATATAAGAAAGTGCGCCCGGTATCGAGTCAGGTTGAGGACTGCGTTATCAGTATTATAAATGGATTCACTGCAAAGTTTGTGCAAAACGGTGCGGTTTATATCAAAATATTTTACAAGGATGTACTCAGCGAAAATACTTATTTTGAAGACACCGAAAAATCGGCAGTCTTTGAAACCATTCTGTTTAATTTATCGAATAAGTTACTTGTTCAAAATTTTATTGTGTTTGATATAAAAAGCCGGGAAATCTATTCGGAACCGGTGAATGAAACGAACGAACATTATTGTATATTGAAATTAAATTTTAAAAATCACTAATTTTCCATGAAAACATCCATTAAAATCAAAAAATTATGGGTTTCGTCGATAGCTGCCGACGGTGGTATCGGTTCAAATTGGGTTAATGTTGAACTGGGCACTCGTGAGGCTACCGTGCAATTTAACGGAAGTGATGCCGATGTAAGTAATTACAAGAATATTTTAGGAGCTGTTTTAGAGTCGGCTGTAATGAAAGGCGACAAAACAGTAGTCTTCCAATTGGCGGACTTGAATCCCGAAGTGGTTGCATTATTTACCGGTGGTGTTACGACCTCGACTGCGGATGCTGATAGTTACGACGCACCCGAAAACGAAAACCAAAGTGTTGAATTGTCTGTTAAATTTTTGACCGACAAAAATGTGGTATTTCGTATGCCTCGCGTAGCTTTCGACGGGTATCCGATGGTCAACGATGACGACTTACATTATCACCAAATAAATGGTGTGGTGTTGCAACCTTCAAAAGTCGGTGTTACTTCATATGGTTACGATTTATTGAAGTTACCAAGTGCAAATGATATTATTTCGTTTGCTTTGGCTGCACAAAGTGGCGCTGCAACTATTAGCACCGTCAATCATACGGTAGCTATTACGGTACTTGCAGGAACAGTGGTAACCGCCTTAGCACCGACTATCGGTGTTAGTTTAGGTGCGTCAATCGAACCGAATAGTGGAGTAGCTCAGAACTTCAGTACTCCGAAAACTTATTCGGTTGAGTCTGCGGATGGTACTTCACAAGATTGGACCGTAACTGTAACTGTAGCTGTCTAATTATTACGTAGATATGAAGGAACAAATAGCTGATATTGTTACCGGAACATCAAAGCAGTTGCAAGGATTTAAGGTATTAGGGATTTTTCCCTTTTACCTTAAATTCATTACTACCGGTACTCATATTAAATTGGCCAAGATACGTGCCCAAATAGATGCTTTGACAGAATCAGAACCAAAAGTATCTGACTTCACTGACCCAGAGTTAATGGCTAAAATAAAACCATTAATGGACGATTATATTTTGACCGGATTATTAAATGGTCGAGCTTTTAGTTGGTTTTTTTATTTTCTATTGAAACGAAAAATAAAAGAGTGCAGCCACGCACAAATTTTGAATTTATTTTTAGTTATTCAATCTTTAAACGAACCCGCTTTTTTTTTCACTTATTGGAATTTAATCACGAAGAAGGACCATACCTTGTTAAGGGAGGTAAAACAATAATAGGTCGTATTTTTCAATATCAGGAAAAAACAGGTATGACTCCTGCACAGATTTTGAAATTACCCTATATACAATTCGTTTTGGGGATGTTAGATGCTCCAAGTATAGATTATAGTTCGAAAAAAGAAAAAGCAACTAAACCGAAGGTAAATACCCCAAAAACAGCAGACGACGAAATAAACGCGGTTATTGCCGCACTAAGATAAAATACTATGGCCGGATTATTTTTTGACAGTGGTATAAACGATGGATTCAACCGGGACCTCGCTAAAATGAACGCCGCGTTGAATGCATTCAATCGAAATGCCCAAAATAAAGGTAAAGATATTGATTCTGTATTTAAAGAAATTGGGACCACTATAGGTGCCATTGGTACTTTAGGTGCATTAAGTATGGCGGGTAAAGAATTATTCACTTTTAGTAAAGATTTGAATACCGCGCTGACCGAAATTTCAACGATAAGTGAAGTGGTGACTAATAACATGGAAGAGTATAAAACCACTTTAATAGCAATGAGTACCAGCGAATTAACCGCAAGTCAGGGAGCTGTCGAATTAACCAAAGCTTATTACGATATTGCGTCGGCTGGTTATGACGCAGAACGCGGGTTAATAGTGGTTGAAGCTGCGGCAGTAGCCGCAACCGCTGGGTTTATCGACGCAAAGGTAGCCGGTGATGGTCTGACCACGGTATTGAATGCATGGAAAAAAGATGTTTCCGAAACCACTCAAGTATCAGATGTATTTTTTAAAACGGTCGAACTCGGTAAAACGACATTCGACCAATATGCTAATAATATAGCGAAAGTGGCCCCGATAGCTGCAACAATGGGTGTATCATTTGAGGAAGTTTCTGCGGCAGTCGCAACCATGACCAAACAAGGTACTCCGACTTCGGAAGCTTTGACTCAAATTACCGCGTCACTGGTATCCATGAATGAAGTTTTAGGTGACGGTTGGGCTAAAACCATGACCTATCAACAAGGAGTTGAAGAAATCAATAAACGGGCAGCCGGAAGTACCAATGTAATGACCAAAATGTTGGGTCGAATTGAAGCTGTAAACGCGGTCCTTGCATTAGGAGGTGAGAACGCCCAAATGGCTGCACAAGATTTATTAGCAATGAATAATGCAATGGGAGCGACTGAAAAAGCTGCACAAAAGGTAGTTGACTCGACCGCCCACCAAATGAAATTATTAAAAAATAACATATTGGCTGCACTCGAACCACTGGGTGCGGATGCAACTTCGGTTATAACAGAATTAATTCAGAAATTAAACGCAGCTTTTGAGTCGGGTGACATTGAAAAATACGCAAAAGTATTACTCACTTTAGGGGAAGCATTCGCAGTTTATAAGGTATCGGTTATAGCAATGACTCAGCTATCTAAAGTTCGAGCAATGCAACTTGCGACCGAAATTAAATTGCAAAGGTTATATAATATAAGTGGGACGACTATGACTGCAACCAATTATGCTATGGTTAAGTCATTTCGTGCGTTAAAGGCTGCGTTCATGTCAAATCCTATTGGTATAATAGTGACTGGTCTGACCTTAGCAATTCCATTAATTACTGATTTTATTGATAAACAAAAAGAAACTGAAAAAACTTTAACTAATATTGATAAAATACGTAACGAATCAGCTGCAACCTTAGGTACTGAAACAATTGAATTAACCGCGTATGTGAATCAATTAAAATTAAGTAACGCGGGTAGTGAAGAACGCAGTCGGTTACTTAAGGTCATCAACGAAAATTACGGGACCACTTTGCAGAATTTAGATGACGAACAGAAGTTTTTAGAACAAATCGACAAAGCTTATACTTCCATTTTAAATGGTATCAAAAAGAAACTGGCACTTGAAGCCCAACAAAGTACCTTAGTCGAATTAATAAAACAAGAAACTTTAGCCAAAGACGTATTACTAAACACCACTATGCGTTTGGATGCCCTTCGTAAGGACCCTGCTCGTTATTCATTAAAGGGTGAAGAGTTTATACTGGGTCAGATAAAAGGACAAGAAGCTGCACTGGAATCGTTACAACTCAAACAAAAAGAAGTTATTAAAAGTACTAACGATACCATTAACGCATTAGGAAGTGATGCAACTACAGAATCAGGCGGAGGAACTTCCCCGGGTACCCCAACTTTGAAAATAGAGGAAACTCTGGAAAAAGCTAAACGCCAATATCAGGAGTATAATAGCGCGGTTGAAGGACTTTCTGAAGAACGCAAAGCAATTATAACAAAAGAATACCAGGACCTTTTAAACAAGGGGAAAACCTACGTTAATTATTTGAATAGTATTTTACAAAAAGAAACTTCGATAAGTGACCGGACGATTATTCAAAAAGAATTAAGCGCGGCAACTTTAGACGCATTAATTCAGAAAACAAAAGCAGAACAAGCCCTATACAATGAAAATAAAAGTAATCTGGACGCTTTACTTGAGAAGTACGCAACCTATACGCAACAACGCGCAAAAATAACAAAAGATTATTCCGATGCTTATTTGAAGTTGCGTCAATCGGGTGCGTTTGCAGAAATGGAAATGTTGAAAACCCAATATGCCGAAGAACTTGAGCAATTGGATGAGTCATTTTTACGCAAAAATAAAAAGTATCAGGTATGGGTCGAGGAAATACTTCCCGGTATCATAAAGAAGGGAGCTGTCGAACTTCAAAAGGAATTGTCTGCACTTGAATTAAGTTTAGACTCAAATAAAACGATGTCCCCCGAAACCGTTTTAATGCTGACCGAACAAATAAAACAATTAAAAAAAGAACTTGACAAAATAAATAAATCAGAAACCGACGGTAATAATAATTGGAAAAATACAATTGAATTATTGAACGAGGTAAACGAATTAACCAAAAGTATAACCAACAATTTTTCTGACTTAGATATTACCACTAAAGCTATTTTGACCGGTATCACTGAAACAGTTAGTGGTATGGTCAATTTGTCGAGTGCCGCAGCTAATATAAAAACCGCAATAACCGCGGCAGAAAAAGCGTCGGTAATACTTGCAGCTATCGGGGCAGCTTTACAGATTATTAGTGCACTAAATGAAACCTTTAAACCAATTGAAGAAGCCCGTTTGACTGCATTACTAAGACAGGAAAAATCAATAAATACCATTAATTCGTTATTAGTAGAACAAAATCGGTTATATGCCGAAGGTAATGAGTTATTTACTAACGATAAGTGGGGTACTGCACTCGCCGGACTCGAGGCGTATAATTTGGCACTTGAATACCAATCCGACTTACAATTGAAAATTAACTCACAACAATCTGATTTTGGTAGTCAATTTATCGAGGATGCCATTGACCTGAACCAAATTTATCGAAATGCACAAAAGAGTTCAGATAATAAGTTAGTACAAGGATTAGGAAGTATAGGAGTACGAACTAAAAATGCAAATTGGTTTGAAGGTCTTGTGGGAATAACCGATAAATATAGTTCATTATTAGAACTATACCCGGGATTAATTGATGCTACTGGTAAGTTAAATTCAGAGCTTTTAAAAGTGGTACTGACTGAAGCTGATTTGACCGACGCAGACAAAGAACGTTTGACTGCACTGGTGCAATTAACCGAACAAGCAGAAGAAGCCTACGGTCAATTTGGTGACTATATCAGTTCAATATTTGGTGGTATGGCTGACGAAATTGGTCAGGCATTTAGAACGATGTATGAAACCGGTGACCTATCTATGAAAGGACTCGAGGAATCGTTTAGTAATATGATTGAACAATTTACTCAGGACGCATTGGAGTTTACTTTTCTTCAACCTTACCTAAATGAATTGAACGAAGTAACCAAAAATTTAGGGACCCAATATGCACAAGGTGATATAACTTCGACCACATTACAAGAAAGTATTCTACAAGCTTTGTCGAATTTTTATGGTGATTTGAATACCGTACAACCATTGATTTTGCAGGCTTACAAAAATGCGGATTTATTAGCCTCCAAATTAGGATTTGATAGTGCATTTAACAGAGAGTCACCGACTTCTGACCCAGCAAAAGAAATTGATGCTATGGAGAATAAAAAACAATCAGTTGCGGGTCAGATAACGCAAGCTATTACCGAGGAAACGGGAAGTATAATAGCCGGTAGGTTAGGTGCGTTAGTATTATCGAACCAACAAATAGCTAATTACTCAGCTGATATGCTTGACTACGCTTTGCAGAATCTGTTATATATGAAGGAAATAAAACAAAATACTGATTACTTACCACAGATTGCTGCAAACACAAGAAGGACCTACGAAAAACTTGAAAACATATAAAAATATGAACATACTAATTGATAATAAAGACCTATTAGGAGTATTCGGTATAAATGTATTAGATTACACACCGGTACTGCATTCTGCACCCGAACGTGAAAACGAACGGGTTTGGGCTGACAAATCAGGAGTTGACAAAAATCTGAGTATAAAGAAGTGGGATGCTTTCGAGTTCATTTTACCATGTTATTGTAAAGCTGAAAACGAATACCAGGCATTTTTAAAAGTCCAAAATTTAAGTGCGTATTTAATGAGTAAAGGCGTGGTGGTATTATCTTTACGCGACACGGTGAGGAGTATCAGGACTGCAATATTATGTGCAAGGTCGGGAGCTATTACCGGTAATATTTCAATTAGAAATCAAAATAGTTTGTACTACTTTAAATTAGGTTTGAAAAATATGAACCCGAACGCGGTGCATTATAGTACCGAAATTGTTGACAACGAGGTAGTTATAAATTATGAAAAAGGACAAACCGCCATGTTATATTGGGGTGAAGGTAGTCAGCAATTGGTAACTAATTCAGGGAATTATACCAAGTCAGATTTTGCAGACAATGGTCCGGTTGATGTTATAATTGATATTGACAAAAACGCATTACAAGTAGCTCCGTTAATTGCTGATTTTGATGCCTCAGTAGTTAGTGGTTCAAGGCCTTTGTCGGTATCTTTTACCGATACTTCGGAAGGTTCGGTAGAAATTTGGTCCTGGAATTTTGGGGACGGGCAAACGAGTGCAGAACAAAACCCGGTGCATATCTACCAAAATACGGGAATATATACAGTAACGTTGCAGGTATTTAATAGTGCAAAAGGATACGCGACTAAAATACAAACAAATTATATTTCGGTGCGGAATGCTCGACTTTTAATTAATGCAACCGATAGCTTTTTAATTAATTCAACCGATAACCTTTTAATAAATTAAATATTATGGACCAAAGGATACGTACTTTAGGACAAGAAGTTGCCCAAGGGGATTTAAGCGCCTTAAAATCATTGTTATATTTTGCGGTTGACCATATTGATTTTGGCGCCTCAGATGCTAAAAAAGTATTGTTGACTACCTTGTTGTATTCAGCTATTATTGAAAATAACGAAAATGATTTTCAAATGGTTACCCCTAAATCGTTTTACAATTCGGTTAGTACTACAACTCGAAAAGGAATACAACGCTTGGCGACTGAGGCAGAAGTTACCGGTAAAACCGGGGAAGGCTTACTAAATTCACCTCACCAAACATTAATGTTGGCGCAATGGAAAAAAGATTTATTTGTAACAAACGACAGTACTCCTTCAACCTGGTGTATGGATTCGAATACTATTGCAAGTTCAAAATCGTTGGCCTGGTCATTAACTATGCAAAAAACAGTTGGAGGGCAGTATAATATAAACCCGGGTGATATTAGTGGAGCTGCGTACATACAAACTGTATATTGCGTAATTTCTATTGTAACTAATTTAGGCATGTATGGTGGTAGTTTCCATATGATTAAACATTCAGTAAATCAGATAAACGTAACTTTAGGAACCACCGGAGTTACTTTAGTATTGAACCCTGACGGAACTTTATTTTTTAGTAGTATAGCAGGGAACATTACTATTTTTAATGTATCGGCTTCGTTTAATGCAACAAAAATCTAAACAATGAACTACCAAATATTTAGAAATAATATTTTGGTTATTGAAGTGCAGCCGGAGGAGTCTTCTGTTTTAGTTCAAAAAAAGCAAACAGAGGACCTTGTCCGGTTGACTTTTACTATCCCTAATTACACCGACCTTCGTATAGGGGATTATATTATTTTGACCAAAAACGAACAAAAATACGTATTGAATAAAAAGCCCTATACTATCGAGGGTGCAGGGGATTATACTTACGAATGTATTTTTGAAGGACCCTTACACGAACTTAAAAAAAATAAAATCTTTTTGCAGACCGCAAAAATAGGAGGTGGTTTTTATAATGACTATAAATTTTCACTGACCGGGACTGCCAAAACTTTTTTAGATTTCATTGTATTAAATCTGAATAGAAATAACCCGATATACACCGCCGGAATTTATAAAGAAACCACAAGCCTAACTATTCAATTTAATAATTGGAATGCTTTTGACGCGGTCCTTGAAATAACAAAACAATTGGGCATTTCATGGTATTTGGAAAATAATATTTTAAATTTTGACCAAAAAGCTTATAATTCACCGCGTACTTTACAGGTCGGTAGATTTGTAGGTTTAATGCAATTAACCAGAACTCGAGTAGAAAGTGAAAGCATTGAAACCGTGGTGTATGGATACGGAAGTACGGAAAACATGCCGCCAAGGTCTGCAAATGAAGGAGTATTAACATATGACAGTCCTTTGCTGAGTGAAAACCGATTGGCATTTGTAGGTGACAATAATGAAAGTAAATTAAGTAATAATGTTGATAAGTACGGTATAATTGAAAGTGTGCAAGAGTTTGACGATATAAAACCCGAAAAAATTGGGAATGTAAGCGCAATTTCGAGTGACGTCCGGGAGTTTTTCGACTCTTCAATAGAATTTAATATCAACGACCATTTAGCACCCGGTATACCTCCTAAAATTCAATTTTTAGACGGAAAGCTAAATGGTTTGACTTTTAATATTTCATTCGACGCAGCTACCAATAAAATAACTATGGATTATTATACCGACGAAAGTGGTCAGTATCCTAATAGTATTTTATTTGCAGAAGTAGGGAATACGTATAAATTATTCGACATTATAATGCCGGAATCTTATATTACAGAAGCTGCACAACGATTGAAACAAGCGACTCAAGACTATGTAAATAAAAAAAGTCAGGGATTGGATTTCTACGACGCAGTTATCGACGAACAATATATTTTGCAGAATAACGTAGAATTTAGTATAGGGGATTCTGTGCGTATTGTTTCCTCGGTGTTCCAAATCGACAATATATATGAAATAAAAGAACTTGAACAAAATATAGTAAACCCTTACAAATATAGTATTAAATTCGGTGATATTTTGCCGAAAAGTTTGCTAAATTTATTAAAAAGTTCTAATTTTAGTACGCAGCAATCAATTTACAACATCGAAAAAAATTCATACACGGTAAATGAAATAAGCAACCAAATTACTAATGTAATACAAGAAACCGAATGGCAGCAACTGTAAATTTTGTATACGGTACTGAGTCGCAAATACTTAGTTTAACTTCTGACTCTCCTAAATGGGTTGAACAGGCGTTTTACTACCCGGTTGATACAGATTACTTTTACCAAGCTTTAAATGGAGTAATGAAGCAATATGGAGGTGGTAGTCAGGCTGGTACGGGTATAAAACTAAATGGCATGGTAATAGGCGGAGTAAAGCGTATAATTGAAACAACTGAGTTATTGAATATTCCACTATACTATGATTATAATACTTTTACTTTGGAAGTCAATGGTATTATTAATTGTGATGGGCAAATAAACGTAAATTAAACTAATAATTATGGCACAAATTAATTTGACAAAGACCACAACCTTTTTACCATCCCCCGACGGTAAGATGGGTTTTGGTTTTGATATATATGGAAACCCCTGCAAAATATTTGCAGACGGGGCCCATGAAATAATTGGAAACCCGTCGGGTCTGAAAAATATTGTCGCAAATTTAGGTATAGGTGTTGAGGCAGACTTACCTACTTATTTTGTATTAGGGGATACTTTTGTTACCATAGATTCACATAAAATTTATACCGCCTTAGATGACCTTCAATGGTTAGTGAATGACTTGGTTGAAGGCCAATTTGTAACTAATTCAGTGAATCCGATAAAATCGTTATATCAATTTATAAATGACGAGTTGGTGTTTTTGGACGAACAAGAAGGTTTTATTGTAAAAATTAAGGTATACAATAATACCAACAATGTGATACCAAAAGGTAAAATTGTAACTCCTGATGGTAATTACCAAGGTATGCCTACTATAAAATATGCAAATGCTCGTGTAAAGAATGAAAGTAGGTTAGTAGGTGTGGTTGATATTGATATACAACCAAACTCGGCAGGGACCGTGGTTAAAATAGGTCCGGTTGATGGGTTCGATACGACCGCTTTAATTTTAGGCGACTTAATATATTTAAGTGAAGACGGGAGCGGCGACCCTACAACTACGCGCCCTACGGATGGTGGTTATCCAATTGTTATCGGGGCAGTAGGTTCTGTAAATATCAATGGAGTTATTGTGGTAGATATTATTAGCTCAGATTTGACTATCGAGCTTACCGATACTAATGGATTTCCTCCTACACAAAAAACTAATACCACTTTGTCGTATAATGAATTAACCAGACAATTCACACAGACCCCTATAGTTAGTCCATTTCATTATTATGTGGAAGGTGAAAAATTTGAAAAACCCGCCGCAGTCTCGGTAAATTGGACCGATGTTGAAGGTGAACATTGGTTTTATTATACCGGTGAAAGTTTGGTTTGCTTGCACGCACCAACACCAAGTCAAATACAAGACGTTATTTTAAAATATGCGTTTGTAGCTTCTTTATATTGGAATGCAACCGACAAAAAAGTAGAGTTTGACTTATTTGAAGAACGTCACGGTATTAACATGCCGTCTTCTGTACATTTATATAACCATTTATATTTGAGGGCACAATACGGTTCAGGTTTTGGTTTGAGTGATTTTGTAGTAGGGCTTGGAACTTCTGACCAACATAGTCAATATGGTATAAGTGAAGGTGTCTACGCTGACGAGGATATTACGCATGTTGGTACTTACTCACCTCCAAATGCAACAGTACCGGTGTCTTATTTATTAGGTCCTTCATATTTTAGAACCCGTGAGCAGGCTAATTTTTCAGTATTAAATGCTCCATCGAATGGTCGATTATATTATAATCAGTTATTGTTAGGGTCTTATTATTTGACCGAAGTAGGTAATAATAATTTCGTACTATACCACCGCTTTGTGGTGAATGGAGTTACAAAACGATATATTACCGCAATGGGGCAGAATGAATATACTACTGTCAGTGCAGCGCGGTCTGGGGCGAATAATGAAGCAGCCAGTATAAAGAATGGATTTGCTATACAAGAAGCGGTCCTAATTGGTACTATTATTTTTCAGACTCGAAATACCAATATAACGGTTACCTCGACTTGGAGTAGAGTAGGAGGCTTAATTACCGTGGTTTCGACGAATCATAAATTAATTACCGGTGAAGTAGTTAATGTTACCGCTATAGGAGGTAGTCAAACCACAGGTAATAAGACAATTACAATAATTGACGAAAATACTTTTACTTTTGTAGGGGTAGATAATGGTTCGAGTACTTCAAGTATTACGTATGTTGCCGCAGCTTTCACCAATACCACTAAGTCTCGTATTCGATTGACTGACCAAAACGAAAGTTATGTTGACTGGAGAGTTTCAGCATTGGGTAAAGGTATTAATCCTACTTCACACGCAGGTCTAACCGACGTTTTAAAAGCCGGGGCAGGAGTTAAGGACGGGCATATCGACGACGAAGCGCAAACAATTGTTGGTGAAAAATCATTTACTAATACTACTACTTTCAATGGGGATGTAGTATTTAATGGTGATATATACCAACAAGTAACGGGCAAAATAGTATTTGTCGACGAGTTAAGGGTGACTGATGCATTGATTTATACAAGAAATGGAGCTACTTTGCCATTGGGTCCTGGTGAATTAAGTGGCTTTCAAATTATTAAATACAATGGTGTAAATGACTTACAATTAGCTGTAGGGGTTGATGGTTTTGCTCGTGTGGGTGATGTAGGTGCATTGTCGATTATAGCCGCACGCGAAGACAGTATGACGAACGGACAATTCACGAAATATAATACTACTACGCATAAGTTGTATAGCAGTACGATTGCAGCAGGCGATTTGCCGGCAAGTGTACTGTATAATACGAACCTTGGGGTTAACTACCTTAGTAAGTATGTTAATGGTGGGATGGTTAACAGTGGGGTTTATGAGGATGTGAATGCGAATATATTTATCGGTGGCACATCTTCATATCCATTTGCAGATGCGAAGTTAAACATCATTAATACAGCGTTAGGAACTAATAGAATATTTAATTCATTAGTATTGGATTCTACCTATAAACCCAATATACATATTAATCACGTATCTTCAACAACACGTCAATATGTAGAATTAACAAGTGGATATCAAACTATTGTTGGTTTTGCTGATTGGGTGTTTCCATTTGGAAACGTTGGTATTGGTACCACTACACCTACAGCAAAATTAACTGTAGTAGATACAATAGTCAGGGAAATAGCCAGTTTCAAAGGTGCTGGTAATGATATTGATTGGAATATAATCGGTTCAAATGGAGTTGGTGAATATTGGCGAGGTTATTTTATTGGTTCAAATATTAAGTTTGGAAATACGTTACCTGCTGTAAATAATACAGGTCATAGAGCTTCAGCTATAGGTTTTGCGAACGATTCATCTCAATCAAGACTTGGTTTTTTATTGACGACTTCAACTACATCAGGAACTGAGCTTACCGAAGTTGGATATTTCACAACAAATGGATTAACTGTTGCCGGCAATAGCTCTGTAACTGGTTTCATTAGCAGCCGCGGTGCCCGAGTTTTCAAAGATGCCGCAGTAGCCATGGGCACTACTATTGATTTCAATAGTACAACTATGTACAGCAATACGCCCGGCGGAAACCAAACTTGGGCATTTACGAATATAAACCCGGAAGTAACCGCTACCGTAATACTGACTATGGGTGCAACCTTACGAACCATAACGCTAAGCCAAAGCGGTATAACCTTCGAGGGCTTGAACGGTGTGGTAGTAGCAGGCGTGTTACAGAATTTGGAAATTAATTCGAAGTACATGGTCAATTTCACGTCATACGCACCTACGAATGTTTTAGTCTCTATTTCAAAAATTACAAGCTAATGGGAAACGGAACTTTTTTTTTCAAGTTTAGCGGTGGTGCTAAAGTACCGGTAACCTCCCGTTTATCTACCAGCTATAAAGCTGTTATTTCAAAATCAGGGGCAGTTTTTGCAACAATCCATGATGCAACTACCGGTGCAGTGGGAGGGTCTTCAACATCTGTTGTATGTGCTAAAGGACCTGATTCAAATTTTTATATTTATAGAATGGTTGCCCGTTTTGATTTGGCAGCTATATCCGGGCAAATAAAAGAAGCTATACTATATGTGAATAACTATAGTGCCGCCCCGACTATTGATATAATAGTACAAAAATGTAATAACTCAGGGACTTTAATTACTGACGATTATGATAATTTTTCAGGTAATTTTGGTGTGAGTTCAGAAATTATTACTATAAATACTTACCCGTATTTTAAAGTTATTTTAAATTCTGACGCATTAACCGAATTAAATAATAAAGGAATTATTAGTTTTTTTGTGCGTGAGTACTCACATGATTATTTGAATATAGAACCTACTGGAACCAGCTACTTTGGAAGCAATTCCATTGACCATTATTTAGACGTAACTTATTAAAAAATTAAAAATACCATGTATGATGCTTTTATTTTTTTCCTATACGGAACGGTTATAATATTAGCTTGTGGTTTAGCTTATAAAAAACACTTAAACAATAAAGACAAGAAAAATGGACCTACTAAATAATTTATTGAACGTGCCTCCGAATGGCATAACAGACCTCGTAATTTCTTATGGTTTACCGACCGGTGGTTTACTCGCCATGGCGGTACTGATGCGTAAATGGATAGAGGATACTTATAACGAGAACAAAAAGAATAAGTCCTCGTTAGAGGATAAGTCTTTGGCCGCGGATATTTATTTGAAACAGCAGGTCGATAATTTGGAAAAAAAATTACAGCTTGCTATGGATACCATTCATGAAATACAAACGGCAAGGTTGACCGACAAAGAAGAACAAATGGAGGAGTATTACTCACTAATGAATAGGTTCATGGATTTGTTGCAGAATAACCACAAAATAATGGAAACCAGTCAACTTATTATGAAGGACCTACATTCGATAATTAATAACTCAAATCGAATAATTGAAGGTTATTTTCAATCCAAATAACCTTCAATTTAATAATTTTACCGAGTTGTCCCGCGTTTTTATTCAAACTTAAGTAAATACTCCAGTTTGTTTAAATCTAAGGCGGACAACTCGGCATTTTCAATAGTTGTAAAATCAATAATAGCCAACTCAAGTTCTTCCTCAACCTCGTTGATACTATTTAACTCGTCATAAAAAGTAATTAAATGTTCCTCTTTTACTACCGTTTGTCCTGACTCGTGAACCTCCCCGTATTTTTCGAATAATGTTTTACGCACTGCATTATACGGTTCAAGTGCTTTGTTTAAAGCTTGTGAATTTTTACGTAT